GTACCATCTTCAAAATAAGTATGACCTCCTTCGTAGTTATCGTTTAAATAAATAATACTACTAAGAATAGTGGAAGCTGAAGTCTTATCCAAATGTAAAGCCTTTCCTTCATTGGGACTAGGCCATTTAACTATTTGAAACCAATCAATTACAGAATTGTTTATGTCCATCCCTGCTTGATTTATTTTATCCTTTAAAAATTGAGGTCCTATCTTAGTGATAAATAATGGAAAAGTTGTGTTAAATTTAAATTTATCGGGTTGCGAGTTATAAAAATTTATCAAACGCTTACATTGATTTTTATTTAAAAATTTATCCTCCATCACAACTTTCATTTAAACGGAGGTCCTCCGAACCACATCACCAAGGACCGTCTCATTCCTTTCTTCACTTTAGCCACGCGATGACGAATCATACTATTAAAGAAAATAGCTTGGCCTTGCATGAGCTGCGGAGGTTTATTGCCTTCCGCCATAAATTCTAGATCTCCCCCTTCAAATTCAGAAACATCAGAAAGCAAAATAGTCATCGATATTTTTCTAACGGGTGGTTCATTCTGACAATTGATCTCAGCATCGATATGCCAGTCATAAAATCCTCCTTTAGGATATTCGGTAAATTGAGCGAGTTCAGTAATCGTCATGCCATCATAACCAAAATGATTACCGTTCACTTGCAGCATAGAGCGTTCAATCGTTTTATACATATCCGGCAGCACTTTAAAAGGAATCCAGCTGATGATGGTGATGCGCATTTTGGTGTCGTACTTTCCTTCGGTAATGCCTTTTTTAGTTCCTACTTTAGCTTCTTCAGATTTTTGCTGATGGCCTACGTTAATAATGTCTTGGCATTGAGAAGAGGTAAATATAGGCTTTATCGTATTAGCCATTAAAGATTTCCATTTAGGTTCAAAGATCATTGAGCCGTCCTTGAAGTTACCGGGTTATAAGAAACATCCATATTACATACCAGCGTTCTTCTTTTTGCTTTTTTATTGCTGAAAGGATAAACGACATGGCGTATATCATAGGGAAAAATATAAAAGTCCCCGATCTTTACTTTAGGGGAATAATCGGTCGTTGCAAATTGTCCTGCAACATTTCCCAATATTTGAAGTTGTCCATTCATGGGTTGTTCGGGATGTGTGAGTTCAGGGCCATAATCTTTGGGAAGTTTAAGAATCATCACGGAAGAAAGGCCTGTGAAAATAGTTCCTTTATGAATATGCACAGGATTATAGTCTCCTGCTTTCATTTCATTAACCCAGATTGAATTAATACTCATCTGAGATTCAAGAGTCTTATTCCAATCTAAATAATGTTTGAAAACAGAATAAAACCATTTTAAAATATCTTCGGAAACAAAACTATGTCTATGCATTTTATCTGTATCTTTGCCATCATAGAATATGGAGACTTCATCCGGGATCTTGCCGGCTAGTTGTTTGTTAGCATTCGGTAAATCTTTCTTTTTTGTTTCATAAAGTTCATTGAGCCCAACAAAGACTTCAAGAGGCACATCATATTTTAAAACCGACTGACCTAAAACTACAGACTCAAAGTTCATATAAATTTAATCTTTCCATATTGCTTTATAATTTCTGGAGGAAGAATATTAACATCCGTAGTACTTTTAATCAATTTTTTAGTTTTAATCGTATGCATATCTTTACCCATAATCGTATCATTATAACCTAATCCATTAACTTTCACCTGTTCTAGATTAGTAAACCAATGTTTAAAAGGAGGAATATTAAGAAATTTGTAAATTCCTTTAAGCGTGGCTACAGGTTTTTCAACAATCTCTTTATAGTCGACGAAATGAACATGGTGCTTGTTGCCCGGCTCTAATAAATTTTTCATACATCTGAATTCTTTCATAATTTGACCGTCGTTTCTCATTAAATAATGACAAGCTTCTATAGGATTTCGAGTATCCTTTCGAATAAAACTATCTGGAGTTTTCTCAGCCCATGTTATCCATGAAGCTAAAACTTCTAGAAGGGGTCTAACAAGAAATATAATTTTAATCTCTTGCTTAAAATGTTTTTTAAGGAGGGTTAAATTTCCTTTCGTACCTGCAGGGCCACGATCAATGATGTATTTAAAGTTCCAGTCTTTATAATAAGCTGGATAAATCATATCTAATACATGGTCTAAAGAGTAATGATCAGGGTAATTAAGAAAAATATCTTGAGTCTTAAGAAGAAAAACATCTTTTATAATTTCCAAGGTAATACTATTAGGCGTACAGCCAATATTGGGATTCTGATTAAGGATAGAGGTAAGCAAAGTGTTTCCCGATCGAGGAAATCCTGCTAAAAAAAAGATTTTCTTATTTTTTTCTAGGGAGAGTTTTTTTCTTGCCATGAGGAAGAAGTTCTCCTGATTGTCTAACACGTTTTAAAGTTTCGAGTTGACCAAGTACATTAAACACTTCAGGTTGCGAAGAGCCTTGAGTTAAAGTAGCTTTCTTCTGTTCCAGTTGATGCATGTACGATTCCGCCTGGTGGGTGTTCACATCTCGATCATCAAACTTGCCATCATGAAATTCTTTTTTCAATTTAGACCAGCTTGAAATTTCCCTCATCCGAGCCTTCGCCACAAGTTCCATACCTGCTCGGCCATAAAGTTTTTCTTCCAATTCAATGTGTTTAAGTTCTTTTTCTAAGGGATCTTTTTCTTGTTTAATCTCTCTTTGAAGCTTTTTAATCTCGACATCATTCTTTCGGTACTCAAACGAAAGACTCATCAAATTTTCAAAATGGGTGTTTTGTTCTCGAACCGATTGCCAATACTTTGAGGCATTATTTCCATATTTATTATCGGAGAGAACCGAGAAACGCATTTCGGTTTCCGTTCTAAACATTTGTTTCTTGACCCAGTTGTCCTGAAGTTCCGGGACCATCTTTTTAAATGCAGATGCCTCAGATTTATCCAGTAAAACCATAAGGTGTTTGACTTGCTTATCAGCGTGCGGTTGAATATTTCTTTTATCTTTATCCATTCTTTCCTTAATATAGTTATTTTAAACTAAAGTTCAAGCATTATGAAGCGGTAAACGTTACGTTTGATGTGCCATTATATCCTTTTAAAGTTGCACTTGTAGAATTATACCAAACTTGTCCTTCGACAGGATTAGCTGGATCACTCTCGAGTGATAATATTTCTGTACCTTTAATTGTTATATAAGTTGCCATTAGCTTGTGGTCACCGTTTTAACTGCTGCAGCTTTCAACCATTCCTGTGTACGAACTCCATTTGGGGCTGGTGACTGACCAGCAATAAAAAGAGCTTCAGATGCTGATGCACTTCCTGCATCTCCAGCAGCATATGAGGGAGTTGCCAAATCTGATACTTCAGTCCAAGCAGTACCATTCCAAGATTCTGTCTGGAGTACACTGACATAACCACCAAAACATAAAGCATTTGTTGAAATTCCACAACCACCGGGCCCATATCTTGCAGTCCCTAAAGCAGTTTCTGCTGCCCAAGAGGTACCATTCCATTCTTCTACAGCATTATTTGTCCAAGGAGGTCCCGCCAAAGAACCCGCCATTACTAAAGTTGCACTTGGAGTTCCGCTAGTAGACCCTGCTAATTTCCATCTTGCTGTGTTTAACGCATTTACTGCTGTCCAACTCGTTCCATCATAAGTTTCTGTGTTTCCTACCATTGTACCTGGACTACCGCCGGTTGCTCCTCCTGCATATATGCATGACGTTGTTGTTCCCGCCCCTGCAGCCTTGGCTCGTGCTGTATTGGCATTGGCCTGTTCAGTCCAACCCGTACCATTATAAGTTTCTACGTTTGTTTGCGTTGCAAAAGGAGGTCCTGTCCCACTTAGACCAACTAGCGCTGCCGTTTGTGTTCCAATTCCATTAAAATAATTTCTTGCTGTACCCATAGCAGTTACTTCCGTCCAAGTCGTTCCGTCATAAGATTCAGTGAGTAATTGATAATTAGAACCTCCTACCACATTTCCACCCATCATTAAAGCAGCTGAGTTTGATCTTCCTGCTCCTGCACATTGAGTTCTAGAAGTATTTACATCTCCACCTGCAGACCATGTTCCAGCAGCGATGGTATCATATTTTAATGTATCCGAAGTGGTATTATACCAAATTTGACCTTCGTTAACGGTTGGGTCAGAAGCCAAGCTTTGAACCTTGAAACCTTTAATACCTTTATAATCAGCCATTGTTAATTCCTACGGTAGTGTATATTTTTCTGGTCGATTAGGTCGTTGAAGTTTTTCTTCTGCAGATAAAGCATTCCAAGTAGCTTGCTCTTCTTCGACCGCAGTATC